CGCGGGAGCCTTCGGCGCCAAAGCCTTCCTGGGTGAACGCATCAGCGCAAATCGCTGGATGGGAATCGCCGTCGTCTGCCTCGGTGTCACCATCGTCTGGTGGAGCCGCAGGTAGCTGTAGGTCGAACAATTTCTTTCGCACGTCGTCAATGTATGGATCCTAGAGTTGAAATCGTAGAACCGATTACCGTAAACTGCTCACAGTGCAGTTCGTTACTGTGCGCCCGTAGCTCAGTTGGATAGAGCGTCTGGCTACGAACCAGAAGGTCGGGAGTTCGAGTCCCCCCGGGCGCACCACTTTAACCCTTCCCATTTGTTCTTGTTACGCGGCAACCGCAACTTCAACAGCCTCATCTTTTCTACGGACATTACGGACGATTGGATTTTCCAGCACAAAACCCAACCCCACCTTGTCAGCAACTTCAAGCCTGAACGCGGTGTCTTCCTGCACTTTGCAATACGTGTCCGTGATGGTTTTGTCTGCGTGCCCAATCCAGAAACGAAGTAAGTCTTCGGGCACGCGGTTCTTTCGCAGGTGCGTAGTCCTGAACCGTCTGAAGCTGTGAAAGCCTGCCTTCTCGGTTTTCAGTTCCTTCAGCAACGGATGCAGACTGCGCCTTAGCACATTGGACTGCGCGAGAGCACGGCCACTTCGATTGACGAAAAGAAAACCCGTTCTGCGCTCACCTATGAACTGTCGCAACATCTCAGCCAAAGCAGAGCACACGTCAACGTCACGAATGGCAGCCTGCGTCTTTGGGTCTTGCTTCATGCCTTCCCAGACGGATTGCCGCACGTAGATCGTACGGAAGTCATCTGAGATGTGCTGAAGCTCAAGCCCCAAAGCCTCACCGATTCGCAGACCGGCACCGGCCAGAAGAGCGTAAAGCACTCTCTCTTGACCAATGGAGTTTTTCACGATGGCACTCACAGTGTCTGGTGTGAATGTTGGCTGCCGCTGCTCTTTGACGATAGGCAAATCCATAAATTCTGAATCCCATTTTCTAGGAAACAGTTGTTCGCCTTCGTCACTCTTGGCAGAAGCAACCATCAACTTCACCAGCCCTGTGTAGTTCAGGATTGACTTGGGTGACAGCCCAGCTTTGTGCATCTTCGCAACCAAAGACTTCATGGCCGCGTTGTTGATGCTGCTCAGCGGTGTATCCCCAAGGTTCGGGTTCAGCCATTTGTCCACGCAGTTTTGCCATGAGCACAACGTTGCTGGTTTGATCGGACGGCGTTTGCTCATAGTCTTCTGCTGCAAGAACGTTTTGGCCTGCTCACGAAAAGTCACAGCAACGGTGGCTTCGATGAACTGCTGTGGATTGTTGACACCAGCCGCTGTTAAGACTTCTTGAGCCTTGCGTTGTATCTCGGTGTTGTTCAGCTTGTCAGGGCCAGAAGAAGGGCAGATGCGCTCACATGCGTGAATGCGTTTATCCTGTCCTGCTACGTCCTTCCAGAACCGAACGACTACCCACTTTCCAGACGTTTCAACACTGCCAGTTTGAAAACGGCGCGACATGCACTTTCCTCGCTTCCGCTTTTCTGGCGTCTCTGGTGTGACGGTATCATTCGCGGTGCCGGAAGTCACCGTTACGGATGGCCCGGTACTCACGCGGCCTGCCTTCTCTGGGCGGCATGGTAATGGCTAAAGCAAAGATCGGACCTGTATACAGCGCGCACGCATCTGTTTTCGCTGACGGTGTATGCCGCGCAACGGCGTTTGATTCGGCAGCCCGAAAACAAATGCTCCACTGCTCTTGGAACTGCGTAATGCGTCAGCCCGCCACTATAGGTGGCCAGTACGTCAAACGTTCTTAGGGCAACAGGGACATTGCATTTAGCTCTGCCTTTCACCTGCACGCGCAGAAGATGGCCGTCTTTGTAGACCACCAAGTCTGCTGGCCCATTCGGGGAAAGATTCCTGAAAACGTCGAACCCTTTTTGAATTAACTCTGCGGCTACGAAAAGTTCATAGCTGGCACCCAAGTCACCGGTAGAAATATCCATGACGCTCCGCGCACACGTCCACCCGTGGGGTGAGCAACGTGTTTTAAGTTTTCAGGGTTTTGCGTCGGATTCCTGATGACGGCTTGAGGAAAGCTACCGGCAGTCACGCGGCCAGCGGGCAGTTAGAGACTGCCAGTCACCAAACAGTATAGCACACGCCCGCCGTGCATGTCAACTGTTATATGTGACCTATGCTTCTTGCTATTGGCTGTGCCTCACGTAGAGCGCAACGCAGATGCAGACCACAACGCCGATGAAGAACACGATCATTGCAAACGGAAACTGCCGTGCGATTGATGCACCTGTTCTAGCTGCACCCTTCACCATGCCCACCGGGTTGACAGACACGCCGATCATTCCCCGGCGTCCAATCCTTCTACCGGCAAAGATTCTCATGATGTCAGCCCCTTGAGCATGGCGAGCGCGGCGGGCACTTGCTCTTCCGTCAAGGCGAGCAGATACGGTTCAAACAGCGCAACACGCGGATTCTTGCCCTGAGATTTTGCAACCAGCGTGTGACCAAACTTCCGTTTCAGCCGGTCTTCTTGAGCAAGAGTCCACAAAAAGTCTTCCTTGATGCCCAGCACGTTTGCGATAGCCATTGTCAGTGGTCTTGACGGTTGTGTTTCGTTGGAGAGCAACTTGCGGACGTGTTCACGGCTGACGCCGATCTTCGCAGCAAGCTGAGCAGCGTGCGTAAAGCCTTTCTCACGCATTCCGGCCTTCAACTCAGTGGCAAACCGGCCTTCACCCGGTGGCACCTTCGGGCTTGGTTCTGTCTGCTTAGATTTTTTCATCCGGCTGATTCTCCTTTCACCATACCAGTGTAGCACGCAGACCGTGTGCAGTGTCAACCAGTAGGTGTGCGTGACAAGTGATCGTAAACCGGTTGACAACCAACTGTTTTGTATCACTGAGTAATAATGCTTGACAAGTTACTGAGATTGCTGCCAGACTCTCTTCACGGTGAACAACCCAGCGAAAAAAAAGGAGACTCAGCCCATGCCAGCAATCGTTCTGAATTTTCCAGCGCAGACCACGTGTCAATCGTGCGGGAAACCGTGTAGCGAAGACGATCTTGGTGGTTGCTTCGCCTGCGGCGACACATTTTGTGGAAAGAATGGATGTGCGGCTACCTGCTCTTGCGACCGGCTAGCTATCGAGCTTTCAGACCGGCTGGCCGATCTGCGGCCACGCCTGCTCACCCGGCTGGTGAATCGGGTGCGCAGAATGGCGCACGCCGTGCGCGGGCGGGCTGCCTGAGGGTTTACACCGGGCCTGCCCTTGTTTCGCGTTTGCAGCCGTTCTAAGGCCGGTGGGCCGGTTCTGCACCCGGAAGTGCATCCATCGTTGAGATCGTGGCTGGCTGGCCGGTTTCCGTGGCACGGCCAAGGCTTGTGGCACACAGGCTAGTTGCCAAGCACACGGTACGTGTGCTATACTGATTGTGTTTGAATCGAGCGGCGCGCACTCCAAGTGGCAAAGGGCCACCGAGTGAAGCGCCGTTTTTGTTTGTGGGAAGGCAGATCAATGAGTTTCTACCATGCGCGCAAAGCTGTGCGCGAGCGGATTGCGAAGAACCGGCAGCGCGTTCGCGGCGTCCATGATCGTGAAGAACGTGAAGCTGAAGCCCTCCGCGAGTTGAACCGTAAGGCCGCAGAGAAAGAACAGCCCGCGAAGAAGGATAAGCCCGTCATTGAGATTTGAGTTTTTCCGGCCCGTGCTTTTCCCTTAGTTGTTGAAGCTAGCTTTCAGCTTTTCCTTTCTGCGGAAGAGGGAAAAGCAGGAAAAGGGAAAAGTTGAGCATTAAATCTAAATAGGAGAAAGAGTTAGGAACTTTTCCTTTTGGGGCCGTTTTGGGAAAAGCTGATTTGCTTTTCCTTTTTCCTGCTTTTCCTGCTCGCAGGGGTAGTGGTTGTATTTTTGTCAGGAACCCAGTGTAAACCCAGCGGGTGACACGGGTCGAATAACGAACAAAGGACAACGAAAAATGGAAGTGAAGAAGGAAGAACCGGTCATCATGCCGTTCGCAACGCAGACCGGTCTGGAACTGGCAAATGCAGCGCCAGAGAAATATCACGGATTGGTTGATGATCTACTGCTTGAAGTTGGCGTAAGCATGTTGTGCGCGAAGCCGAAGACAGGAAAGAGCACTCTGCTTCGTCAGCTTGCTGTGGCCGTTGCTGAAGGCGCGGACTTTTTTGGTAAGCCGACTCTTGCCGGTGACGTTTTGTACTTGAGTCTTGAAGGTCCGAAGGGCGTTGTACAACAACATCTGAAGAAACTTGGATGCACCGAGAAACACGGAACCGTTCACGTGGTTCACGAACCCATGCCGTTCCGTGGAGAACTTGGCTTAAACCGGCTTGAAGCTACGCTGAAGACGTTGCCGAAACTAAAACTTGTGATCGTTGACCCGGTGGGAAAACTTCTGCGGCTGGCCGACAGTGACTCGTATGACCAAGTGACGATAGCCATTGAGTTGCTGGAACAGATTGCAAAAAAGTTTGATCTGCATCTGATGTTCTCCACTCACGCCAAGAAACGCCAGACGGATGATGCCGGTGATTCTCCGATAGGTTCGACTGGTTTCCGGGGTGGAACGGACACAAACATTTTTCTGCACAAGCAAGGCGCGCAGAGAATTATTAGCACAGAGCAGCGGTGGGGTATTGCGCTGGAACCAACCGTGTTGATCTTCGATGAAGACCGTCAAGCTATGAGCCTTGGCAACACTGTTGAGGAAGAAGAGAACGCGATAACGCAGTCCAGAGAACGCAGTACGGCGCAAAGAATTGAGAAAGAAATATGGGACGCGCTCTGCGTGGACGTGAACCCCACTCAAGGTGATTTGTTGAAAGCGGTGACCGGCAGAAACACCGCAAAGCTGAAGGTTCTGAAAGAAATGGTTGACGGCGGCAAAGTAGCGCAAGAACGCGACGGCAAAGCTACGCGGTATCGCGCTGTGGTTCCCGTTGAGAGGCAGGCGGCATGACAACTCTTCAACAAGTGAAAGAAGGCAGTGAAGAACGTGCCGGTGTTCTTACTCTGTGGCAAGAGTTGATTCCAGAGTGGTGCCCGTCTCCAACTCAGTGCGACCTGTGGCTGCAACGGCATAACTTCGCCACGGTGATATACGCAGTGCGCGAGACGGCCAGAAAAAATCTTCGCATGAAGGGTGAGATGACCCCTGACCACCTGACGCGGTTTGCGTCGAAAGTCATGAACACTTACGTTGACCGGCAGAACCAAAAGGCCGCGTGAACATGGACTACTTAAAAAAGAAAAGAGGCTGGGACTCTGCACTTAAAAAGTACCTAGCCACTAACCGGAATACAAATTCTTTGCGCATTTTGGATTTGCCGTTTGAAACGCGCCTTGAAATGGCGCTGAATCAACAACATCATCCTGTCACAACTTTGGTTGGCCGCGAGTTTGATTTGCTGCTGGTGTGGGAAGAGTCGGGAAGGGATTGCGTCTGCATGTGCGCGTGCGGTCGGCCAGTCGAAATTCCGGCGCACCGGCTTGTCAGCGGCAGTGCGAAGGACTGCGGCCACCGGCAGAGGGAAGCTAAACGTATTAGCCGATACCGCAGAGTGCAGAAGGCGAAGCTACGCGCCAAGGAAGCCCGCGCAGATCGTAAGCGGGTGCTGCTAATACTCAAAGGCCGAAAGAGAAAACCCGCAAGGAAGTTCTGGAAAGGCTTGGGTATGGCAGCATAGGTAACAAATGTACCCAAAAAGCTGAAAGTGCGTTCGTACAAAAAAGTGAATTGTGTATGCGTATTTGAGAGATTAGTGGAAGGCGTGTCATTCACAAACTCCAGTATTCATGCGGGTTTAACGCATTCTGACCCCGGTTTAGAAAAATGGCGTGGTAAAATGGTTTTGTAGATTTGAAAAGGCGAAAGAATGTCTAGTTCCTTCGCTGATAGTTCGGCAGTCGCACCGCGTGCGTCTCGAATGGTCACATCGTCCTGATGGTGGCCAGTTTCCGAACCCAACCAAACAATTCTAACGATCTTGCCAACGTCGCCCACCGCGAATTTGGCTGGAACCAAGAACTAAGTGTGTTTCCGCGACTAGACACCGCTGAAACCGGCAAACAATGTTTGCGTCCTTGCGTTCCCGATGCTGGGGTAAAGGTCCGAACCCTTTACCCCGCCATCGCTCTATTTCTGTTTTTGTTTTTTGAGTTTCACCGCGTGTCTTTTTGCCAGCCGACCGGAACCGGACTGGCAGCACTCAGAGAGTGTAGCGAATTTCCACGCGGTGACTAAAGCCCCGGCACAAAATACGAGACATTGAATCCTCGTTGTGCCGGGCAAATTTCCCCACTTATGCCGATCACGGCGTCCGGTGGGCGGGCAAGTCGTTAATGGACTTGCCCCACAAATTTGACCACGCACCTACAGGCTTCGGTGCGCGTGTCGCGTGGCTGCCGCTAGCGGCCACGCTGATTTCGGAAAGGCAGACGTGTACTTCAGACGCGGCGTATGGATGGTCATGCAATCGTGCGATGGAAGACGCTTCGCTAGGATTCATTGTGAGTCGTGCGGCACCGTCTTGCATGCGCAAATGGAACCGGGAAAACAGGTGCGCTGTGCAAACAGTGGCCACCCAGCCTATGAAGTACCTGCACACGTTGAATCGTTGCGGGTGCGACTAAGCAGGAAGGTCATGCGCAGAAGGCGACGATGAGCAAAACGAAAAAAGTTGCGGGTGTCGATCTGGACGCAAAATGCTTTGCGTTCGTTGGTGACCCGGAAGACATTTTCACGTGGAAGCTTCCGCTTCATGTTCCCGGTGATACCGGCAGAACGATCAACCTAGTCAAGAACGCATTGTCACGCTTCGATGAAACGAAAGGTATTCCAGCATCACGAAGACGCGCTACTTATATGCTGCTCTGTGGTGCCGCTATCGCGCTAGGGATTCCAGCGCAGCGCGAAAAGGTTGTTGAGATCACTGAAGACGAAATTGACATGCTTCTCGCTGAGCGCGCCGCGCATCGGTTGGTGGAGCAAATTGACAAGAATGAGTGGGGCACACGATGAACGCAGCAGAGAGAGAATTGCTTGAGCAGATTCCAGAGAAACAAATTGCCGAAGAGTTAGGCGTTTGTCTGGGCCGCACACGGTTGTGGTATAGGGCGCACGGCAGGCCAGCAGTCTCACTCGCCGTAAGTAAATTTATCGAAGACTTTCAGAAAGCACTGTTGGTTGGCACTGTTGCTGACGATGACCCGAAAGCGAAACCGAACTGAACATGGAAAACAAAAACACTCCGATACAGCCAGAGTCGCCAAAACAGACCTTTGATCGTCTGCTGTACAGAACCATTGCACCGGCGCTGCGAGAGCTTAACGAACTGTGCAGATTGCAGAAAGCTCCGTCCGAACTATCGCACATCTTCAGCGTTGGTTGTTTTGAAGAAGGAACGATCAAGAGTCTGATAAATGACACTCTTGAAGCGTATCCGGCCAAGTTCCTAGAGTAGTCAGCGCGTGCCATTCAAAGCCCCGATGTTCGGGTCACGTCCTACTGGTGTGCGCGTAAGACCCATAGAGACAGACGAAGTAGACCGGCTGTATGACACGCGAAGGTGGCGAAGGTTCAGGCAGTGGCTGCTTCGGCTGAATCCGATCTGCCAGCGGATCGTTGACGGCCAGCAATGCACCAGCTTTGCTACAGAAGCTCACCACGTCATAAGCCCTAGACAGCGGCCTGATTTGTTCTTGGATGCAGCCAATGTGCTCTGCCTTTGCAAACGACATCACCACAAAGAAGAAGGCGAAGACCTAAGCAAGCAACGTAGGTATGTCCCTACGGTGACTGAATAAAAGAGCCTCGAAACACACCGCATTTGCTTGGGTTTGTCGTTGATTTTGCTCTGTTTCTGCCTTGGTTCTGGCTGTTTTTGGCTGTTCCTTATGGCAGGGGGGCATGTCTTTTGTAATCAACACTATCCGGCGACCTCCGCTTAGGCTTGAACGCATTTTCGCAGGTTGAAAACTTTTTTACCCCCACAGATTTTTAGGAGTTTTTGTATGTCTGGCCCTAGTCCGATGCCAACCGAAATGAAAGAACTGCGCGGCAATCCCAGCAAACGCGCACTAAACAAACAGGAACCGAAACCACGCACGGGAGAACCCCCTATGCCGCGTGGTCTTGGCCGCGAAGCAAAGCGGGAGTGGAAGAGACTCAGCAAAATGCTGCTCAAGCTGGGAGTGCTGACCGTCGCTGACGGTGACGCGCTGGAAGGGCTGTGCGAAAGCAAAGTTTCGTGGCGGCAGGCCGTTGATGACATTCGGAAAAACGGCATGGTTGTCAGCATGGAAGTGGCAACGCGTAAGGGTGCAGTGACCGTGCAGAAAAAGAATCCGGCAATATCCGTGATGCAGGCAGAAGCCAAAACCATCAAGAGCTACTTGGAAAGTTTCGGTTGCACACCGGCTTCACGCACGAAGGTGAGCACCAATGCCAACACGGATGAGTTCTCTGATTTAGAAGACCTGAGCGCAGAGCTAGACAAGATCAAAGTTCAATGAAGCAAGCAGATCAAATAAAGCTGAACGCGTCAGCCCTTCACCAGAAATTACTTCGCGCAACGTTCACGCAGCGGCAGGTGCCCGGCCACACCGAGTTGGTGACACTCCGCGAATTGATGGAAAGCGGAATTGCGCTTCCGGCTGCCGTCGTTACAGCGTGGAAGAAATTGCTGCCGTACTACGTTGACCCGCAACCCAACGACTATGCGCGGCGCGTCGTTTCCGGTGAAATTCTGGCTTCAAAGTTTGTGCGGCAGGCCGCTGAAAGATTCCTTGGTGATCTTGAAGACGGCTGGAAGCGCGGGCTGTTCTACGACAGCGAAGCAGCGCAGCACGTCACCAACTTCTTTGGACTGCTCAAGCACTCAAAAGGCGAGTGGGCTGGAACCGTTCTTGAGTTGGAACCGTGGCAGAAATTCATCACTGAAAATCTGTTCGGCTGGAAAAAAGCTGATGGCCTACGCAGATTCAGGACGGCCCACGTTGAAGTGGCGCGCAAAAACGGAAAGAGCACGCTTCTAGGCGGTATCGGCCTTTATGTGCTTGTTGCTGATGACGAACCCGGTGCGGAAGTCTACGCGACGGCCACCAAAAAAGACCAAGCCCGCATCATCTGGCAAGTTGCCGCTGACATGCGTGACGCAAGCCCGGCGCTGAAAGAAGTGGTGGGCTGTGTCAGAAACAATCTTCACCACACAAAGTCACGATCTAAATTTGAACCGCTGTCTTCAGACGAAAACACACTTGACGGTCTGAACGTGCAGGCCGGTCTGCTTGATGAGCTTCATGCGTGGCCCACTCGCGGACTTTACGATGTGTTGAGCACAGCGACCGGCGCAAGGCGTCAACCGCTGCTCTTCAGCATCACCACAGCTGGCTTCAACAAGGAGTCTGTCTGTTGGAAAAATCGTGACTACGGCACTAAGGTGCTTGCCGAAATAGTTGAAGACGATTCGTATTTTGTTTTCGTGGCCTGCCTTGATGAAGGCGATGACTGGGAAAACGAAAAGGTTTGGCCGAAAGCCAACCCGTGCCTTGGCGTCAGTTGCAAGATTGAAGACCTTCGCATTAAGGCGAAGCAGGCCGCTGAAGAACCCACCGCATTGAATGACTTCCAGCGCCTGCATTTGAACTTGTGGACGCAGCAAGACGTTCGATGGATGCCCATGAAGAAGTGGGATGAGTGCAGCGGCATTGAAGAAGGCGAAGACCCGAAGACAGCGCGTGATCGTTGGCTTCAAGAACTGAAGGGTTGCGAGTGTTACGGCGGTCTTGACCTTGCAACCACCGAAGACGTTGCGGCCTACGTGCTGGTTTTTCCGGCAACTTCGGACTATCCGCAAATCCGCGTGCTGCCTTGGTTCTTCATACCCGGCGACCGCATACAGCAACGTGTGCGGACGGCCCGCGTGCCTTATGACGTTTGGGTGCGCCACGGATTCATGACTGCCACTGAAGGCAACGTCATTGACTACGCCTACATCCGGCAATGGGTCAACCAGACAGCCGCTGACTACGATCTGAAAGTCATTGGCTTTGACGGTTGGAACGCAAAGCAGTTGACGCAGGAACTGACCGAGCAAGACGGCGTAAAGATGGAAGAGTTTCGTCAAGGCTTCGCGCATCTGAACGCACCAACGAAGAGCGCGCTGCGTCTTGTGCTATCCGGTGAGATTGCACATGCAAAGAATCCGGTGCTGCGTTGGATGGCTAGCAACGTGGCCGTGACCACAGATCACAACGGAAACCTGAAACCCAGCAAGGAAAAGAGCGCAGAGAAAATAGACGGCATCGTGGCACTAATCATGGCCATTGGTGAGATGGATGCTAACCCGGAACCGGGTTCTGTCTATGAGACTCGCGGTGTGTTGGTGCTGTGAAAAATAAAAAGAGAGAGGAAGCACATGAGCGACATTGAAAAACGGGAACACGATTTGCGCAACCGGATTGCAGCGTTGAACGCAGAGTTGACACCAGTTCTTGAAAAGGCGAAGTCGTTGCAGGAACGAATCGGCGCGCTTGAAGACGATCTTGCGAGCGTGCTTGATAAAAAGTTTGCGAGACACAGTTAGAAAGTACGTTTCAAAAAATCTTCCACCCGTGCCGGTGTGGTTCCATGAACCGGCCTTAGACCCGGCTGACGGCTGGGTGGAAGGCGCACCCACCGAAGGCAAGAAAATAATCGGCATCCGGTGTGTGCTGTACAGCGATGGTTCGGCGCGCCGCTGGTATCGCATGGCCGCTGTGAAGTTGAAGCGAAAGAAAAACTCAAGAGAGAGAGTTAAGAAGACATGAAGGAAACACGTTATCTGGTAGCACGCGAGTTGCGCGCCACCGGCAGTGGCAAGGAAAAACAGATGGAAGGTTACGCCTGCACGTGGGGCACGCAGGCCGATCTGGGCAGCTTCTTTGAAGTCATTGCCCCAAAGCCTTTCAGCAGTCTGGATTCAGACCAAGTGGTGATGCTTTTCAACCATGACGACAACCTGATTTTGGGACGGTCTGGCGTCAATCTGCAACTGACCCAAGATGAAGTCGGCCTGAAGTTTGTTTGCACGCTGAACGATTCCACAGTGGCGTCTGACTGTCACGCCAATCTGCGCAGCGGCATCATCTCCGAATGCTCTTTTGCTTTCACCGTGAACCCGAACGGCGAATCATGGAGCACGCTACCTGACGGAAAAATGTTGCGTACGCTCAAAGACCTTCGCCTTTGGGACACGTCTGTTGTAACCGCACCGGCCTATCCGGGCACCAGCGCAGCAGCCCGCAACGTTGTTGCTGATGACATCCAAGCGCGCATGGCAGCCGCAACGCGTGCAGCGAGCACCGATCATCTTGGAGTGGTTCCGTTCGCGTCTTACGATGCCCGCAGCGAAGATTCTTTCAATTCGGTGGATGAAGCCAATGGCATTATCAACTGGGCAGACGGCAGCGATGAAGACCGCGCAGCCGATTCACCGGTTAAGAACAAATTGAAGGCAAGTTCTGGTTTTCTCTACGTGAAGAACCAAGGCGAGAAGCGCAGCGATTACATCGGGCCGCACCACACGATTGTGGACGGCAAGCTTGCGCATTCGCAGGTAGGGAGCTTGCGCTGTATGAGTGACCTTGTTCGCGGCAAGCTGGATATTCCACAAGAGCACCGTGCCGCTGCCAAACAACACTTGGACAGCGAACTGAATATCTGGTTTGGCGACAATTCGACAGAGGATGACGATTTAGAGCAGGCAGAAGTTGAGCGCAGCCGGGCACGCCTAGCGGAAGCCAAAGCAACGCTGTAACTCCACAAAAACAAAACAGTTTTGAAGGGCGCACGGCATACGTGTGTCTTCATTCGCAGTACATCTCCAAAGAGAGAGAAAAAAAGGAGCAGTACAGATGTCCAAGACACACCAGAGAAGCGCACTCATCGCACGTGCGGAGTCGCTACTCCAAAAGAAGCCGTATACGCAAGAAGACAACGCGTTATTCAACTCCCTGATTAGGCTGTCTGACGCGATGATTCTTGACGGAGAATCCAGCAGCACCGATGAACAGCGCAAAGCGTCTCTGCGATTCAGGGAATTGCTGCTCAGTGAAAAGCGCACGTACACGCCACTCAGCACCGGCGCAGACGGTCAACTGATTGCGCAAGGCTTTGAAGCGAACGTGAAGAACCTGATGATTGCTGACGGTCCACTGTTCGCGGGTTCGCCACTGCTGACTAATTTTCCAGCAAAAAACATGGCACCGAGCAAGACGATTGCGGCTGACGATCTTTCAAGCACGGGATTTGTGCTCACTGAAAATGTAGGCGCTGGTGCTAACGAAGCGGAGATCACTTTTTCCGGCGTGACGTTCGGAAAGAAGTTTTTCAGCACAGGACTCATGCTTGTCTCAAGCGAGCTTGTTCAAGACCTTTCGTCTTGGACTACTGCCGAGCAACTTATTGCCAAGACCACGGCTGCGCGGTTGTCCCGTATCCAGAACGCAACTTGGCTGGCAGCCCTGAAGACCGCATTGGCTTTGAACGCGGGCGCGTCCCTTCATGCCGGTGCTGCCAACGTCACAGCGGCCAACATTTATGCGCTGATTAGCAACGTTGGCGCGGCCTATCGCACTTCGCCTTCGGCTGCGTTCCTGATGTCACCGACTCAGCAGACCGCGCTTGGTGCGTTGATAACCGCTGGCAGCAACACGCGTGAGTTCCCAGACATTCTGAGTGCGAAGCCTACCTTGGTGGGTTATCCGGTTCACATCGTTGCAGCATCGGCTGCTTCCGATCTGCTATTCGGAGATTTTAGCTTCGCAATGGCAAAGTCAATGCCGATGGAAGTCAAAACGCTTCACCAACGATTTGCGGCTGACGGCTATATGGGTGTTCTTGTTGGACAGCGCGCCGATCTTCAGTGGAGCGTGAGCACCACTTCTAACAGCCCGGTCAAAACGTTGCTGTTCCCGTAAAGATCAAACCAACTTCGGCCTGCACCCACTCTTCACCGGGTGGGTCCGGCCTTCTTATTTTCAAATCCATTTCATGAGTGGGGCTTATGAAAGAAATTCCTTTGACGCGGGGTCTGGTTGCTCAGATTGATGATGAAGATTTTCTGCCGGTGAGTCAGCACAAGTGGTGCGCCAAGAAAGGCCGATACACGTTCTACGCACATACCAGTGTGCGAAAGGCTGACGGCACACGAACATGCTTGCAGATGCATACCCTATTGCTGCCCGACGCGAAGATGGTTGACCACGAAGACGGCAACGGCCTGAACAATCAGCGGCACAATATTCGCCCTTCCAATGCGCAGCAGAACTGCGCCAACAGCCGCAAGTATAAGAATGGCATCACGTCTCAGTATCGCGGTGTGTGCTGGTGCAAACGTACCGGGAAGTTCCTGACGCAGATTCAGGTCAACAAAAAGAACATCCACCTTGGCTACTTCACTAGCGGGGATGAAGCTGCACGGGCTTATGACGCAGCGGCCTTAGAACACTTCGGTGAGTTTGCCCGTCTGAACTTTACAGAACGGAAAGCAGCGTAAAAATTCAAACAGTTCTTCAGGCAGTGGCCTAAACACCGCTGCCACCTACGAAGAAAAGACCCACAGATGGTTGCGCATCTGTGGGTCTATTTTTATTTGTGTTTTAGCTTTTGCATTGGATTGACCTTCAAGGCTTGAAGGTTGCCACGCACACCGTTGCAATCCAGAAGCCTTCTAGTCACCAGAGGCAGCAATCGCTACCACCGCCACAACTGCAATCGTGGCCAACGCTCCAAATGCTAGTTGGTGGCTCACAGGCTTATCTTCCACAGCCCATCGAACAACCATTTCGCAATTCGCTTGTGTGAGATGCCACGGCAGACCTTCTTTGCTCTTTAGGCGTTCGATCACACGGTGAGCTTGCTGACGGTTCGCGGGAACCCACAGAATTTCACAAGACTGCCCGGCACAAAACTCTTGATACTCAGTGCAACGCAGAGTGTCTGATTTTTGGGAGTGCCAAACGCGGGGATGCCCTTGGGAATCTCTTCCATAGCCAACTACTCCCCAGTGCATCACCGGGAACACTGTGCTCCGTGTGGTAAGCACAGTTCCGGGCTGTAAGTGCGTTGCAGGGATTTGATTCACGGGCATGGGTTGCATGAAAATTCCCTCTAACTGTTAATGTAACACAAACTTCTCGCTTTTTCCTTGTGCGCCAAGCGTCAGATCGGCCCGGCGGTCTTCGGATGGCCGGGCTATTTTTTTTTCCCCAACGGCCTTCACTATTGCTTCTTCGCGTCGAATTTCACAGTTTCCATTTGTGTCTTCGGGTCATAGTGACTGAACACCCCATGCTTTGTACCGATATACGCTGGTTCCACGTCAACAGGAATGGCCCAGACTCTCGCTGGTTCGCCAAAGGGAGCACCAAAAAGGTTTGTGGGTTGCTCGTACAAAAATGTGGCTCTGCTGAATTTTCCTTGGCAGGAATCCAACAGACCCTGAACGTGCTGAAGTTTCCCTTGGTCATTGGAGCGTTGAGCAGTCTGCTGTTGTTGAGTTTGAGCTTGAGCGTTCTGTAGCTGGGTCTTCAAGTCGTTCACGTAAAATAAACAGAGAACGGCTGACAGGACGGCACCCAAGACAAACGCCAGAACCGGCTTCATCATGCGAAATCTCCTTTAGGGAAAGTAACTCCTTGTATACCAGAATCAACCCGTTCTTCTGATAGAATCGTTTTCGATTGTACTCAGTGAGGAAACCCGGAGCGATGACGAACAACCAGCAGTATGCGCCCAGAACCCGCATTAGGCACGATCACACGCACCAAGACAGAGAGCGGCCACACTGAATACCTGCTCCATCAAGACGAAAGATTGGCTGACAAGCTTAGCGATTGTTGGGCAGCGGAAGGCTGACTTTGAACCGTGCGAACGGCCCACGGATGAGTATGTGGCAGTCAACGCGCTGATAAAGCGCAGAAGGAAGCAGCTTAAAAGTCAGGGCACGGTCAAGAAGTTCAAGGACTGTCTCATCAGGCACCCCAACTGGCTTTTCTTCCTCTTTTGGTAGGTCTGCTGCGTTCTATGCGTCTGCTTTGAGGGTCTGCGGTTTAGGAATCAGCAGTTTATTGATGTGTTCTGCAAGTTGAAGAAGGCCGTCAGACTTTGATAGGGACAGATCAACACCAAGTGCTGAAGCCAGCGACTTAGAGACACCACCATCTGCCCGCATCGAAAACAAAATTATCTTCACCTGCGGCATCGTCCTCTTGATTATGGAAGCGGCTTCCGCACCGGTCAGCACCGGCATGGACAGGTCTAGCAAGATCAAATCAGGATGAAGTTGTTTCGTCCTTTCGATTGCTTCAGTACCGTTGGAAGCCTCTCCGCAGACCGTGAAAGGAGTCTTGCTCTCCACAAACACGCGTAGCAGATAACGAATGCTGGAATTGTCGTCAACGATAAGGATGCCGGACATGGAGTTCGGTGAGGGTATCAGCCTTCCGGTAGGCCGACGAATACAGCGAATACTGTACTGTGACCGTTCAGTTCACCCGCGTTCCGAACCGCTTTATGAAGGCTACGGACATGCGGACAACTGAGAAGGGTTTGTGCGGCGCGTTTTGTTCGTAAGAGACGCCAGAGTAAGCACTTAGATTTTGACCCACTCAAGCTACGAACCAGAAGGTCGGGAGTTCGAGTCCCCCCGGGCGCACCACTCTTTTCGATGTTCTTCGTCTACATTCTCCGCAGCGAACGCACCGGCCACCTCTACACCGGGTATACCGAGAACGTGACGCAACGATTAGGCCAGCACAGCGAAGGCCTCACGAAATCGACAAAGAACCGCGGCCCGTGGAAGCTCGTGCATTCGGAGGAGTTCGCGACGCGCGCGGAAGCCATGCGCCGTGAGAAGTTTTTAAAATCAGGCCAAGGCCGCAGCGAAATTCGTCGAATCCTAGGCCCGTCTCCCAACTCAGTTGGATAGAGTCCGCCTCAGGCGGAAACCAGAAGGTCGGGAGTTCGAGTCCCCCCGGGCGCACCATTTATCTCCCAGAGTTACAATCACTTATCAATTCACGAAGTGGCGCTACCGGCTTCGCTTGCCGGCTCGCTAACGAACCGTTATGGGCGTTGCTCTACCGGCGCTTGACGGCGACACTTACGCCTTAATGAGCTGAACATCCAACGTGATGGTCACCTCGTCGCCCACCAGCAAGCCACCGGTTTCAAGCGCCGTGTTCCAAGTCAGGCCAAAATCCTTCCGGTTGATGCGCGTCGTTGCAGACAGCCCAATTCGGGTGTTGCCCCACGGGTCCTTCATGGGAGCGCTTGGACCCTCGACTTCAAATACCACCTTGCGCGTGACGCCGCGAACGGAAAGGTCGCCTTCGACGGCAAGCTCTCCGTCTTCCCTCTTCGTGACGCGAGTCGATTGGAAGGTCAAAGCAGGAAACTTTTCCACGTGCAAGAAATCCGCGCTCTTCAAGTGCCCGTCTCGCTGCGCGTCCCGGGTGTTAATTGTGCCGGCGTCAATCGAGGCCGCCACCCGTGACTTGGTTATGTCCGCACTATTCACCGTCAACGTGCCAGTGACGGCGTTGAACTCGCCCTTAACGTTCGAGATCATCATGTGCTTGACCTTGAACTGAGCGCTGGAGTGCGTGGCATCGATGTTCCAGGTGCCGGTCGTGGTCGCTTCGGCGGTGCTTGCTACGGTCATGGTAAATCCTCCTGTTGTAAGGATGCTCGTTACAACGACTACGTTACAAGAAAAGTTTACCGAGCCTTCGTCGGAACTAGGGGCGTTCTGCCCTGGTGAGTACTTCAAAATGGCCGCAGGTGGCGAGATGCGGTACTTTCCCCCTGCATGTCAGAATCTGACTTCTGTTCAGAGCCAATGAGACCAGCTTCGAGCGGTCACCACTGGATCCCGGGATAGAAACTGGGAATCCTCTGGCCTCTATACGCATATACCCCCGCGATCAGCATATGCCAGACAGTTTGCGCGCTGCTGTCCTGTGTAACCTCGTAGATGTCCCCTGCCAATCCCGGCCCCCCGGCCGATTCGCAATATTCCACGTTCCCGTTTTTCAGCACGGCACGATTTCCTCCGAAAAATGAATACGCCGGCGCGGTGGGATGGAACGTGAGCGTGGCCGTCTTCGCCGTTTCGTCGAGATCCAGGATCGGCACCGTGCTATAGAGACAGGGTGGCTCCCCCGCGGTGCCGCACGTCACGCTGGGGGGGAAAACGCGGTCATCCCCGTTGTCAAACAGCGTTAGCGAAAATTTTCCACTCGTATTGGTACTGCTAAACGACGGGCCATGCTGCGCATAGAACCAGTCCGTCGGATCCGCTCCCCCGACCAGCGTGAAATCGCCCTGATAGCCCAGCTTCCAGACAATATTCCCTGCACCCGTTCCGTTCGCGTAGTCCACCTTCACCAGCCAGTTCTGGTGCCGGATGGAAATAATCAGGTTGCCGTCGTCCGCCGAATAGATAACCGCGTTGGTGTGCGTCCAGTCGGGAAATAGCATAGGCTGCCGATTAACGTCCAGGTGATTGAATTCATTCCATAGCCAAACGGGTTTGTGATTCTGGTCCAGGTCGATAATCACGTCTCCGATTACGGTCGTTCCGGGGACGATTTGCGTGTTCTCGGTCGCTGCAATCACAATCAGGTGCCCATTCGGAAGCATCACGAAATCGTGGTGTGTCCCCAGGACAGTGATATTGCATCCGTCTCCGCCACATGTCGCCGCGGCCAGTGCGTTGTTGAGGTCCGTCGCCGTCATCTGCCAAATCAGTTGCCCAGCGAGGTCCACTTCCTGTAGCACGGAGTTACTCCCGTCGGGGCCGCTGCCGAAGAAATTGATCAGGAAATGCCCGTTGGGCAGCAACTTGATTGGATTAGGAGCGCGAGGTGCCAGCCCGGGATTGTAGCTCCAGAGAACATTGCCGTCGAGGTCCGTGATGACCAGAGGAGAAGTCGTCGCGGCACCCCCAGCCCCAACCAAATCCAATAGCTCCACCCCACTCTGAGGAGTCATTCCAGCCGTTGTTGTCGCCGTTATCGCAGGTAATTGCGCAGCCGGCACAGCACCCGTGGTGAACGTTTGGTCCGCATCCACGAATTGTGACCCGTCGCTGAACTGCACGACTCCCCTCATGTGATACTGCGTGTTTCCCTTCATTCCCGCCACGAACAAGCTCACCGCACCTCCACCGCTGGGCACCGGCTGCGCCCATGTCGTCAGCCCGTAGTTCGTATCCAGTCCGAACTGCACGAGCACGTTCCCAGCCGTCGGTGGCGCAATCGTGTAGAGCGCCACTTGCACGTTCGCCGTCGCCGACACTTGCCCCGGTGCTACCACTTTGATCGTAACGCTGGACGACTTGGTCCGGTCTCCGTTGCTGGTCGCCGTCACCGTGGCTGTCGTGCTTTGTGGTCCAGCCGGTGCGGTGTAATTACCGTTACCGTCAATCGTCCCCGCCGTGGCCGTCCAGGTGACGCCCGTCGAGTCGTTGTTCACCACGGCCATGAATTGCATTGTTTGGCTTGTGCCGACTGCCGCCGTCTGTGGGCTAACCGCCACGCTAATGGGCTGCGGCATGAACATCGAGCCACCGCAACCTTCAGTTAAGACCGCGACGCAAAGCACACACAAAAACACGAGAAAATCCTTACGAAGATACGACACACCCAATTTCTGGCTCATTCGTGAGCTTCCTATGTTCGAGAATTTAACGTCGTTGATAACAACGAATTACATCAACACACTTCTTCGAGGGTGGGCTGCACCCACAACTTCATTGCAAGGACCACTGTAGCTCGCCTCTAATAGACGACGATGGGCTCGTTTTTTAGTACATCCAGGCCAATTCCACAAGGTCGTTTCTCGATATGTAAGAGTTAAACAAACTAACTGGCGCCGCTTCGCGCCTTGCCCGGGGGGTGCCGCCGTTGAACTTCCATCGCACACCTCTCATTCGTTCCGCACGAAGCTGCGGCTGTGGTCTTCCTTACCGCGCCAGAGCAGGACGGCGAGCACGGCAATGGTCACGATCTCGAAGCCGGCG